GTGAAGTTCATGTTCAACCTCTTTTGTTTGTCCATCAATTTTTTTCAAGAACATAATATATGTCATCGCAAGTCTATATAAAAACAATAAAGTTAGCCTTACTTTTTTATGTGGTTCAATCTTTTTAACCTTGCTAAATAAATCCTTTACAAGTACAGTTTCTTGGGGACTTACTGTTATAAAATGTTCTTCTGTGTGAATCATTGCAAATGGCGTTGTAGTATAGGAATTTTTACTATTTTTAATTGGATCATAAAGTGGAACATCAAGAACAATCAATTTAGCGTTATCCTCTACATCAATATGGGCAGTTTCTTCTTCTTCAAGTGCACTCATAATAAATTCAGTTGGGACATTGAGTCTTGATTTTATCCATTCTACTTCATCATTTGATGGATTAGTAACATCAATCCACGAACCCGTAATTAGTTCGTTGTTTTCATTAATTTCAATACTGTGTTTTTCCAATTTATTATTTTTTTCATAATACTGTGTTATCATTGCTCACACTTCCCTTCTTTAAGAATAATGATTTGACCAGTGCATTATTAATCATCAATCTTTTTTATATCCATTTTTTCTGAAATTACACGTTTACTTAAAGCAGCAAGTAATGTCAGAGTGAACGCTATACCCATCACATAACTCATGATAACAATCAAACCTGGCGCATCATCCCACTGGGCGATCATAAACCAAAATGGTAACTGAATAAAGAATAGCACCGTAATGATAAATAATCGTGACATAATTTGATGGACTCTTTGATAGGTTTCCTCTGTAAACAATGAGCTTTTCTCATATGCTAAGACCACTTGAAAACTTGGTATTAACGTATAGGTGAACAATGCAGCTGCAGCCATCACTAGGATATATACTGGGTATAAAAACCATGGTGCCAACCCATTTGCTAATCCTGCTATAATGTTATAGCCGATAAACCCAAATATAAAGAGTGCTGGTAATGCTAAAAAAATCAATGCAACTTTGAGTAATAGCGGACTATACTCTTCTAACTTTTGATACATAGACTCACTTACTTTCTTGTCGTTATTGCAAAAATATTTTTGTAATAACGTTAATTTGATACGTGTAATTTTATCACAAATAAGTGTCTTGTGCAATTTTTAACAAAGAAATTGATCGATATCTGATTGTGTCGCACGTCTACTTTTATTGCCACCTTGTATGACATTCATCTCAAGTTCAACAATCTCAAAATATGTATCCAAATCGAAGTTCTTTGTGTCGCTAATTGATAACCCTAAATGAGCTAGATTAAAAATGATATTCGGTGTTATATTTTCAACTTCATTATTTCTTTGAGGGTGGTTTGCTTTTGTTTCCTTGTTGAAACGTCCCTAGCATTTCACCTATCGTATTCGTCAGATTTTGTAATTCATCCTGGTTACTTAAAATAGTGAAATCTAGTGACATTAAGAAGTCATTATAAGACTGTTTACTAAAAGGACGTTGTAACACATAAATGATTTTAAATATCGTGTCGATGACAGTGGATAAGTCGTCCACTTTTTTAATGTTTGTTTTTTCTAATTTCTTAATATCACTAAATAGTTCGGTTGAAAACACGTTACGATAATCAATGATTGTGAAAAGTGATGAATGTAGGCGATATTCTTTATCGCTTAATGTTAGTATTTTTTCCATAAGTTACCTCTTTCTTAGATAAATGTTGGTAATGCAGGTGCAGTGGTTAAGAAGCCATCATAGTTTGCATCCCCTACACCTGCGATAATTCGTAAGATCAAATCATTACCTGATTCAATGGGTCTAGCAGTAATGTTCAAGGTAATTGAATTCGCTTCAATTGAATCTGCTTTTGATTTACTCGCATCACCTGACGGTGTAGCGGTACATAAGAAATACCAAATGCGTCTCGCTTTGATGTCACCTTGTATTTCATAGCCAAGTGCAAATGTTTTGGTTTCACCATTTACTACTTCTACTAAGTTCCCATTACTATCAGTTAACACACCAAAGATGTCTTTTTTGAATTCATCATCAATTTCCGTGAATTTCAGTGTCACATTAGTTCCAGAATTAGAAACCAAGGTTGCGATGACTTTATCATCAGCATACACCTGAGTGCTTCCACCAATTGCTTCTGTTGTTATTTCCTGTGCACCTACTAATCGTTTTGGTGCTGCAAAGGTCCAACTCCCATCAATTGCTTGAGTGGCCAATGCATAATGAACATTCTTTAACCCAAATGTTATTTTATTACTCATTTAGTAAACCTCCTTTTTTATCTCGTACACTCTATTAACGGATCCGTCTTCATTGACAAACTCACTTAATAGATCAAACTCATAATTGTCAAAATATAGTGTTGCTTCTAAACGTTCTTCAATTAATAAATCTTTCTTTTCTGTAATCAAACTTATTTGAAATGTGCTAACCTTTGCAATAGCAACATCATCTGCATAGACAATACTTCGGTTTGACAGTTCCTGATAAATGATATAGTTTGGATCACTTTCCAATCCTTCTCTGGTTCCATAGGATACCTTTCCTGGTAACACCGTCTCTAACGTAGAGAATAAGTGTTCAAGTAGTTCTTGCATCAGCAATCACCTTTCTCAATAATGGATTTAATGTCCTCTAACATCTTAGGTGTCAACAAGTCATAAGCTGGTCTCATAAAAGGTCTTGGTCCTACATACTTACCACTTCTATGCGTAAAGCCAAACTCAAGTAAATGTGTAAGTTTTCCTTTGGTGTTAGAGTAGATACTAATCGTTTTATGAAGACCTTCTCCTTGAGGGGACGCCACAAAGGAATCAGCAAATGCTTTTGATCCACCACTCCTTGGTGCGTGCATCGCAATATACTTTACAATTTCTTCTGCTGTTTGATCGAGTCTCTTTTCAAGTTTTTTTATAATATCTTCTGCATATTCAACAACCATTTCTTCAATCGCTGTACCTAGTTCATCAAGTGAAACCAATAACATCACTCTTTCTAATGTTAGTTTTACTTAAATAGAGTTCAATAAACTGGCCAATTTGATAGGTTCTTTCGATTTTATAAATGTCTTCATTGATTGATACATATGTACTACCATCATAAAGAAAACTTTGAACTTTAATAAGAAGATCAATTTTAATATCTGAACGTTTGCTTTCATAATATTCCTGAGAAGTGATGCTTTTGTTGATGCCAATCACTTCTTTTTTTGTCATTAATTGATACGCTTTAGTGCCTATTGAATTTTGAATCAACCCCATGGTTAAGAGTTCACACCTAATGTTGGGAGAGTTAGGATACATTATCTGTAGCTCCCTTTGTTAATGCTAATTGTTTCACTAACATATCAAATGTCTTAGGTAGTTCTTTAGCACTCCCATCATTCTTAAATCCAAAGAATGATTTAACATAGATGATAATAACTGTACTTACCATGGGATTTGATTCATCATTAATATAAGATGGATTAATCCCACAGGTTTCAAGATATGACTTGCAACTACTTATATGAGAACTCAACTCATCATCAGCAAATGATTCTGATAAGGGTATGAGTAAAGCTTTTTTCACAATATCCAAGATGGCCATGGGATCAATCCTTTCTTACTTCGTTATTAGACTGCTGCTGCTTTTTTCTTAATACGTAAAAATCCGTTATAACCGACTACATTCCCACCAGTAAATACCGATGCTTTGTAGCTGATAATTCCGTCTTTGAATTTGTAGTCATTTGATTTGCTGATTTCAACAGGTGAGAACACTGGCACTTCATAATTCTTAAGCGCACCATAGGCAATTCCGTACTCTCCAGCTGCTGTGTTGCTATCAGTAATCGCTTTACAATTTGAGTTAATGATATATGGAATACCATCAATTGTTTTATGAACATAATCAATCGAGTGTACTTTACGACCTTCTTGTGTTTTAAGACCTGCAAAGGCACGTAAGTCATTCTTATTCAAGATAAGAACTGCGCCACCTTCGACTTCCTCATCCCCACCATAAGCAAAGACAATATCATCTAAAGTTGAATCAGTTATTGCTTCGATTTCAAGTGGTGCTTTATCAGCAAGAGCAATCGCTGCATCACTGAAGATACCGGTGAATGTATTAGTTGTTCCTGCACCGCGTAAGATTTGTTCACTGATTTTCTTTTTCAGTGAGATGTTAATATTACGTAATACTTCTGCTTGATAAGGAATTGAAGGCAATTTTTCTAACTCTTCAGTAATCTCTGTATAAGCCGTAATTTTTACTTTTGAGATTGTCAGATAACCAAATGTTGGTTCTGTTGTCGTATAAGCTGCACCTTCTAGTGTAGTTCCTGCGACACCATTGCCTTTAACAAATGATTTTTTGTACGTTTCTCCACCTGTTAAATTGATCACATTGACTTTATCGACAAGTGTTGATACTTGTGAAAAAGGTGCAGGCGTTAATCCTGGCGCAGTGTGTTCTGGCAATAAGATTTCATCACTAGACACTTGAATCACACGGCTTTCTTTCATTGCCACAGCGCGTTCTTCTAATTTTTCTTTATCGACTTTGTTGCGGTTATCAATAACAATTGGTTTAAATTCTGTCTTTGAGGC